CATTCCCGGAATCAGTTTTAACAGACCTCTAGCTTTTTGAGCTTTAGCTTCTAATCCTTTAAGTTTTTGTTCAAAATTTTCATTTTCCCTTACCAGAATATTAGCATCATCTGATATAAAAGCCTGCTCAATTGAGCCAACAAATTGTATATCCATTTCAAATCCAAAATCAGAAGATGAAAAAATAGGCAGAAATGTATGTTTTACAAGTGTCAAATATAATATGACTTTATTACTCGTTATAGCATCTTTAAAATTTTTGGCAGCTGAAATCGCGCCTTCTCCAGATAGCCCTTGTTCTATAAAAGCATCCAAAAGTCTTTGCTCGGACGGAGGAGCGTACCCCACTTCAATTTTTATTCTATAGTCTTTTTGGTGGTAATCCCGATGTGCGGTACTGCCCCTTGCTAATTCATCTTGAGATCTGAATTTGGATGCACCATCTTCAGCTCGCGCCCCTCTTCTGTAAATAAGATTGTAAAAGCCATACTTTTCTTTTTTGCTGTTATCATATTCATGAAATAGTGCTCCTGGAGATTCAAAATAAAGTTTTAGTTTGCAATTGATCCAATAGTCTATATCTCCCGGATGAGAACCTAAATAATCCCATGAAAAAGATCGAAAACCAACACGCAAACCTTTGCGATCTCTTGTTATATCATCAAATGGTAAACCGGATGGATCTTTGGCGTTATTAAAAGGAAGAAGAAGCTCTTTATAGCTGTCTTTGCTCATGCCCTCGACCAAATAAAGTTTTAAATATGGCTGTAAGTCTCCTAATATAGAACGAGGAACGTTTTCTATTAAGGACTGACCTTTGTCTGCTTTTGTTATTTCATTTAAAAAAAGAGATGAATCCCAGCGAGGATCCATCATGATAAAATTTTTAAAACTTTGCCTCAAAGGAAACCCTTTCATCTTGTCGAACTCTGATAAGAAATCGACCAAAAACGTTTGTTCCGCATACGGAGGCAACCTATGTTTATTTTCGGAATCGAATCCAGTAACTTTCGCTAATAATTCGCTAGTTTCGTCGGTGGTCATAATAAATTTCCCATCAATAAAAATGCCTCAATACATTCTCTAGAGGCAGAGGAATATAAATAACTCTGCCAATTGTAATGTCTGTTTCTAATGGCATTTGATTATACCAAGCGACGACCCACCAATAAGTTGGGTCATCGTAATGTTCAGCTGCCAATTTATAATATCTGTCCCCCAAAGACCAAACGTGAGGAATAGAATTGAGTTGAGCACGAATTGATGCGTCCAAAAAAGGAATCTTTGGGGTTTTATATTGGTTTATATAACTTACGCCTCTTTTTAAAAAGAACTCTCTATAAAGACCGCTTGCATTTATTTTGGTTTTTCTATTTTTATATCTGCTTGGCATTATTTTTTAAAAAGTCTCCTCACTTCCTGCAGGCGCCTTTAGATCCGGATTCGCGAGGAGGGCCGCGGTGTCTTCAGGGTGGATACCAAAACCCAACGAGGTGAGTCCTCCGACGAGGGTGACGGTCGCCCCGGCGATTTCGGCCTCTGCAGCTTCTCCTCCCGCGGGGGGATCGCCAGCGGGTGCTGCAGACTGGCCATCGGCTGTTTGGTTTGCATCGATCTTTTGCGCGGCTATTTCTTCGGCCGAGTAGACTGCGCCAGGGAAGCCCGCGTCGAATTCCGCCAATCGAATAGCGTTAGCAAATTCTGCATTTGCACCATGTACAGGCTTGCCTTTTGGTTGGACATCGGTTGCTTCACCTTCTTTTGTGTTTACTCCATATGGATAATCCGAAACATCATTTTTATTGACAGTAAATACTGCAATATCACTATCCGTCCTCCAACCAGGACTTCTTTCATAAACTGGAAAGAATGTAAAACTTAAATTTATTGTTTGCGGATACACCAAATGGTCTTGACCGAGAGCGCGCTCGGAGGGTTTTATAGGTCTTTTTACTTCTTTTGCACCCGCCAACGATGAAGGGGCATGAAAAAGTATTCCACCTTCTGGATCAATTCTATAGAGAAGATTTGAAATGTAACCTTGTAATCCGGTTTGCCATGCATCTCCCCATGGAATTCCTGGAGCACCAATTAAATTAAGAAATCTAACTTTAAATATTGGAGAACCTCCAAGTTTTGTTATCATTCCATCTCCATCGGCTTGTTGTTCTGGATAAAGCATATTTGTTAATAAAGATACTTTTGCCAAATTGTCTCTCGCCTCTGCTAAACCAGAAGCAACAGCAGCAAAAGCTATATCAATTTGTCTTACAGTGCTTTTCCACTTTTTAATTGGCTCTGTTTGCCCAATAAAGAATTGATCATCATACGACGTATTATACACATCATTAAAATCTTTCATAAATGCTTTAAATCTAACAGTTTTTCTACTGTTTATATGAAAGATCTCGATATAAAAACCATATTTATTTGCCATGGAATTTGTAGGATCTACTTTTAATTCTGGTATTATTTTATATGGCATTTACTTAATCAAGGCCCCTTTCCTTGTGCTTTTGCGCCGACGCCTGTTGTGGTCAGATTAGGTTGAGCTTGTATAAGTCTGAGCAGGGCATCGCTAGCAGACGCGCTTGAATTTAGTCCCTCTTTTGCTTCCTGCAGGGCGCGAGTAGTGCGGGTCAAATCGTCTTGTAAACGTTTAAGGTCTGCGCGGGCATCTGCGAGGTCTTGCGGCGCTGCTTTGGGCCCCCACCAGGTCTGCGCCTGCTGCATTCGCAGTTTTTGCCACTCAACCATCTTTTTCGCCTGCGGGACGGAGGTTGGTGTCCCTCCTAAGGGCGATGCTCCTTTCTTCTCTTTCAGCCTTTCTATTTTATCCTCATACATCTCCGTCAAGTTGAGCCAAGATTTAGCTTCGCCACCCAATGAACCAGCAATTTTACGTCGTAGTTTAGTTGCAGCGCCACCTATATCTATGTCACCAAAGGGGGTCTCAATTTTAACATCCTTAAGTAAACTAAGAAAATCCATAAGACCTCCTTTGAGTCCAATGAGAAGCACGTTCCCCAGTGCTTTTGCAATGGGCGTTATAGTGTTTATCATATATTTTTTAAATTCTTTAATGCCAGCTGCAACTTCTGGATCGTTCACCATTTCTTTATATATGGACCCCACTTTTAGTCCTACTCTTCTGATAAGAGCCGGCACTTCTCTAAGAAAATTTTTCAACTTTTCCTTATAGCCATTAAGAATTTTTAGACCTCGAGGACCAAGAAAGTCTTCAACATTATGCCACTGATCGTAAAGAAGGAGCAAAGAACCCGCCAAGCCTAACGGTCCAAACCATTTTGTTAGCATTGCAACTCCGCCGGCGAGCAGACCAATTTTTCCAATTGCTTGTTTGCTTTCAAAATTCATGTCTGCTAATCTAAGGATAACGTTACTAATCATAGTCAATATAGGCCTAAAAGCTATTGCGAAACCCATTAATGCATTTTGAAAGTTCTCCCATATTTCTGTTGCCATTCTTGCAGCCTTTGTTAATATTGCCTGCTTCTTTGCAGCCTCTGAAGCCTTTTTTGCATGCATATCAAAAGCAACTAGCCCGCCTGCAAACAAATCATTAGCCTTGGACATGTCTCTAATGCCGGCTGCATGAGCATATGCCATCTTTGTAAATCTGCCCATCGATTTCCAAGACTGTCCAGAAGCTTCCATTTGAGCCAAAACTGTTCGAACTCTCTCATCCTCCTTCATATAAACCATCTCAATTGAATTAAGAAATGGTCCCCCCAACATAGCATTTAATCTACCAACTGACTGTGCGGATTTTTCAAAAGTATCAAATTGTCCAGCAACTGTTAATAAATCACTAATGCCCAAAGTAGTTGCGCTGGATTGGGTTAACAAACCTTTGAATACCTCTTCCATTCCCTCGCCATGAGCAGCAATAACTACCGCAGCACTACCAAAATCTGATGCAGCGGTTCTTGCGCTAATTCCCGACGCCCTTGCAAATTGAATAATTCTTTCTGTTGCTGCTTTCGTCTCTCTGCCCGAGTCACCATAAGTTTTATTTAAAATTTGAATCATTCTAGCCGCTGAATCAGCAGTAATTCCAGCCTGATCGAGAACAGAAACAAATTTGACTAACTCAATTCTTGTAGTTCTAGATGCTTCCCTAAATAATACTGTTTTATCATATAAAGACGCAGCAACTTTATTCACATTGCCAATCGCTAATCCTTGAGCCCTTAACGCATCGATACTCCCATCAATAACACTGGTATATTCACCTCCCGCTTGTGTTAATTTAAAGAATCCTGCTGCCTGTTGATCAAGAAATTTATTAAATTTAATATTGAAATCAACTATTTGTTCTCCCAATTTCTTAAATTGATTATAAAGATATTTAACAGCGTCGAGAGCTTTTCCAATAGCACCAACAAGAACATCCATAATCATTGATGCTAATGATTCCACCACATTAATAATTGCTTTGAATGCCTTTTCAATTACTACCAAAACTGCAGTCCATGCAACAAGGGACAATTTTATACTTTCAAATATCTTCCATGCATTCTTAAGTTCGGGTCCGAGATTAGCAAATACATTAACAAACTTACTGGCACGTCCCGTCATTTTGTCAAAAAGATCTGGCATTTTTGAGCCGGCCACGTTCATTTCCTTAAGATCTTTAGTTAATTTTTCAAACTTTGCAAGATCTTCTGGCTTCATGTCCTCCATGGCCTTATTCACGCTCATAAGCCTTTCTGCCAGTCTTATTGAGGCGGTATCAGATGCTTTCAATGCTTTCGCAAGTTCAGCAGCTTTTTCAGCTGGAGTTTTTTCTGGCATGATTTAAAGTCCTCAATAACAAATAACAAGCTATCCATGGATAATTAGTTTTATTTTAAACTTTATTCATCTTTAGAATTTGATTTCTGCTCCATTTCTTTTTGTTCAACTAACTTTTTAACAAACCAATTTCTTAACTTCACTGGCAAATTATACGCCTCAGTAAAGCTCCAGCCACCATAATATTTTAAAAAGAAGAATTGTTCATAAACATCTGCAATGTAATCTTCACTTAGGCCAAAAAAATTGTACCGTAATCGGTACATCAACCTCCTCGGCGTGGCCACAATTGTCACACTCAAACATGCTCGATAATTCGACATTTGGAGTTATTTCTGCATATGTATCTCGGAGAGATTTAGCATCAATTGCTGGAAGATTATCAATAACTGCATTTATTGTAGAAGGTTCACTCATACCATTGACTGAAACAATAATTGTTTTAAATTGATCTGTTAACAATGATTCTTGTAGTTTGAGTTTCTTTTTTCTAGTTGCCATGTTCAAAAGTTTTGTTTCATCTTTGCCTGTTAGCAGCTTAGTTTCAACAGTTATTTCAGTTAATGGAAGTTTGATAAGAAACGTCCCATTGTCTGTCAACTCTGCTCCAAGTTCTTTATGATTATCTGCATAATCTATCTTTAGGGCCTCATTTAAATCAAAAACATGCTCAGAATTATCTCCACAAGCTGGACAATCAATTCTAGATCCATATTCCGGCCCATAACCTGTTACTCTCGCAGCAACAGTAATTGCATTTTTATCACCAAGCAATAGATCTTGTGTTCGAACTTTTTTATCAAGAAGAACATTCTGAATTAATTTATCAATGACAATTCCTTTTTTAATCAATGACTGCGAAGATAAAATATCTTCATCCTTTGCAGTCATATAACGAATTTCAACTGATTCTTCGCCACATAAAGGGTGCCCTTCTGGATAATATCTTCCTCTGGATGGAAGATCTACAAACTCGGTAGGAGTTACAAAGGAAAGTGGGCTTTCATGCATTTCTTGCGGACTCAAATCTGAATCCTGGACTTCGACTCCCCCGAGCCTGTCCTGATTATTTCTAGTTGACATATTAACCTCTTTAGTATTATATTATAATGTCATTTCAATTAAATGTTAAGCTGTGCCCGTATCAAAAGTGGCATAGTCGTAACGAATTGTCACATTTATCTCGACCATTGCGTCAGACTCATAATCAAGTGAGCCAAATTCAACGCTAATGATCCAAGGATTCCAAAGAGAGAACTGATCAACTACTTCATTATCGGGGCTGAATTGTCTAAGTGTGATAATATTGCCAAGAGCTTTAACGCTTAAATCTTTTGACAAAGTGTTAACCCCAATTGGCCCATCGGGAACATTATATCCAGATTTAGTAAGAGCATCATATAGTATTCTTGAGACGTCAGGATCAACTGGATCTACAAGAGTGAAAGTTGTTTGCTGCCACTCAACAATACCCGGAAAATAAAATCTATGACCATAAAAAGTGTGAGGAGTTTCAGTAACATTAAATTGAGGTTTTGTTACCTTCTTGACAACATAAGTAGGAATTCCAATTGTTGATTGTTTTGCCCCCGGAGCGATTTTCGGTTCTCCACCAACATATAACAGCCACCTATGCTGTCTTTTTGGTTCTAAGCTCGATTGATTCCAAAATTTTTCTGCCATATTTTTATTATCTCCTCAATATTAAATAGTAAGTTCTATGAAAATCCTTTTATTAATCTTCAAAAGATGCTCCAGAATCTGTAATAATGAAATCAAGAGCAATGAATTCAATGGCTCGAGCAGGTTTCAAGAAAATCTTGGCATACATTATATTTCTATCAATTAAGTCTGGAGTAGTAGTTGTCTCATCGAGAACAACTTTATAGTCAACAAGGCCCAATTGGCTCTTTACGCCACTAAGGAAACTCTTAACTCTGCTGCTAAAGTTTAACCAAGTTGCCTGAACATTTTGTTCGAATAACGTTGTCGCTGCAATTCTTGAAACTTCCTTCTTGAGAAAGATAAGAAGACGACGAACATTAATTCTATCAAGAGCAGAAGGCGTTATTTGAAGAGTTTTTTGACCAAATACTACAATTCCTTCTGCTGGGAAAGTAGCAATTGGATTAATATTTGCCTCATAAAGTTTATCTCTGTCTTCAGATGTAAGTTTGTGAGTCACGCCAACAACATTCAAGCCTGCGCCTCCATCTGAAAGGCCACCTCGAGTGAACCCTGCAGGAGCAAACCATGGAGCGCGTGCCGCATCACTAAATGACATTGCCCCAAGCGCCACAACAGAGGGCGGAATTTTGAGAATAACAGCTGAACTTTCATCTCTAATTTGAACCCATGGATAATACGTACAACCATAGCTTGAATTAATTTCTCTATTTTCAAGATTGGTGCGAACAGTGTCAATATTCTGATTATCAATACGAGTTATTTCTGTTGAATTATTTTCTGTATTTGGCTGATACATGCCAGTTCCAGTCCCATTGTTCTCGAGATCAATAATTGCAAGGGCGTCGCCGCGATCTTCACACTGATCTACAAGAAGTTTTGTAAGAGTTGCATTTGACATACCGGGAACTGTAGCAATATTATATTCTATCATGTCTGCGTCTCTAATTGATTGGATTGCTCTCTTGACAGTGTTATATGTATAATTGCCAAGCTCTGTAGCATCATCAAGTTTTTCATTTCGAAGTGGTTCTTTTTCTGTAATATCGAAACCATCAAATCCGCCGTGAAAAAGAGTTGTAAAGCGATTCCACTTTTTCTCGTTAACAAGTTTCTTAGCACTGTTTTCAGCGGTATAACTTGTTCCAGCTACGCGGCTTCCAGATTCATAAGCAACTCCAAGAGCCGCGCCTTCGTCTTTAAGATCGTCAAGAGAGAAAACCCATGAAACATTAGTATGGGTCGAACCGTCTCTTGCGCTATCCAGTTCGGCTGGCATCGCGCGAACGACGTCTAGAATGCTGTCGTCAAAGATTCTAGATCCTGATCTTTCAGTCCTAACTCCCCAGTAAGCTTTTCTTGGATCATCAATATCTCCGGTCAAAGAAGAACTTCTTAAAGCAAGTTCCGGGAAATGGAAAGAAGAGGACATTGCCGCTTTCGCGACGCCATGCGTGACGTAGCCCGTAGCGGCGCCGCGTGTGCCTGCGCCGACTGTAACATTCATAGAAGATGTAAACAAAACAGTAGTAGCGACTGGAATACCAACTTTTTCATCTCCAACAATCATATGATATTGAGTTAAGTTCGCGTCGTCGGAGTCTTTATCATATTCTGCTGGCGCGCCGGTGAGCGCACTACCGGTAACAGTTAATGCATTGTAAAAGCGATAAGGCCCAAAGACGCCAAAAGGAGCAAGACCTTCGCCAACTGAGCCGAGATCAACGCTTTCGTCCATGTCTACACGAATATATTTTGATATATTTGCATATTCGCCATATTCTCTATATCTTTCCTCAGTGGTGTTCCATTTATAATATTTGTCACCAATTCTTCTTTTAATATAATTTTGAGAATTAGGATTAAGATTTAAACCTTTGAACACTTCAATAACCTGTGTAGAAGCATCTCGATCTCTAAGGTGCCTAATCACAACTGAAAATGTCGTATATTTATTATATTTGTCTGTTGGAAATTTAATATCTTCAATAGCAATTTTAATGTTATTTTGTGTCCACTCGCCCTGATCGAGAGAAATGAAGCGGAAAAGCTTTTGTGTTGCTTCAATATCGTAGTTGGATTTATCTCCAGTATCTTGAGAAATATACCAACCTGTGTAAGCATTCTTTCTTCCGTAACGGAAATCTGCACCATCTTTTGGAGTATCCTCGCGAGATCTTAAGCCCATAAGCAATCCGTGAGTTACCTTGCTCCAACCCCCAATCTTATCTTCTACCCAACCTTCATATGATTCACCAAGAAAATATCCTTTGCTTGCAGTTACTGTAATCGCTGTATTTGTCAAAGTTGGATTTGTGTTGAAAACTTTTCGAATGAAAGAATCAGAGCCGCGAGTAAAATTAAAATCTATTTTTGTGGCGCCTGAATCTTCTTCAGTTCCTGTTGCTGCACTAGCTGATGCGATATTGTCCGGAGTTCCGATAAGAATCGAAAGAGTTCCGTTTGAACTTGTTCCAATTGTTGCTGCTTGCGAAGCGGTAGTTTGTGTCGGCACGACATTATCAAAATCAAACGTTCCAGAAAGGGCAATTGTCGTGTCGGCATTACAATAAAATATAGCACCCAGCGCGCCGGTGGCGTAGGTATCGCACTCCCCCGTCGTCTCAATTTGTTGAGAACCATCGAAAAGCCAAAGGGCATAAGCGCCGCCGCCGTTATTTCCAAAAGTTGTACCATTATTCAGTACGGCGTCGGTGTCCCTCGAGGATTGATTTTGAATCAAGTTAACAATACCGCTTGTTTGAGCGGTGCTGCTATTTGCACCCCAGCCAGCTTCACCGGTGCCTGCCGTGGCGCTAGTATGTTGTTCGCCCAAAAGTCTAACAAATGTAAGAGGGCTGTTGTTTGCAAGCCAAGCCTTTGCAGCATAAGAAGCGTAAGTTGGTGCGAGTCTATTTCCATCTCTAAAAACATCCCCTTGTTGAACGCCGGGAACCGGTTCTCCAAAAATTTCAACAAATTCAGCATAAGAACGAACTTTAATTGGAGTTCCCGCAGGACCCTTTTCAGAACGTCCGATAACCAATGGACCAATTGTCCCCGGCTCCACATCAAGAATTGACTTATCAATTTCATTAATGAAGATTCCGGGTGATACAAATTTAAACTTCTTTACAGACATACTTCGTTCTCCTATGTGGCAGATATGATAGTGATTTCTTTAATAAATAGTAATTCATTCCCTGAAAATCCATTATTAACTTTTATAAAATGCATCATCATCGCTGTCCGGTTCGTCTCCCATAATAACCCTTTCTCTTGGTATTTTAATACTAACTGCATTCTCACGAACAACAATTTTTGGTTGGTCTTGATTTATGTCCTCGCCAATTAGATGCCCTAAAACTTTAATATTGATAGTTGTTTGATACATTTTTTCTGCCTCTTCTAAAGAAGAGATGTTGTTCTCTTGTGCGAATTCTTGTTCAATGAATGCCTCATAAGTGTGGCCATCTTTTTTAAATACAAAATAATTAATTCCACCAGTATTGGTTATGAATGGGGTAATTAAGTCATTCATTTGTTGTTGATATTCTGTCCTCAACGTTATTGAATAATTTATTGTTACATAGACAGGCATCGGAACCGACACTGTTTGATAAACAACTTTTTTGTTTTTGAATGGATAGTTCAGTTGACCAAATAAGCGATAAGTGTCCGCTGATGCAAAAATATTTGTTTTATCTTGTTTAATTCTTCTCGCTATAACAACTGAGCCACCTTTCACATCCTTATTCGGAGGAATGTTAGCAAAAAATATACCTTTATTTGCTGGATTTTTTTCAATAGAGGACCTTTCAATTGTCATAATTGGTAATATTAGTGAACCATTTTTATCTCTTAAGTTTTGATCATTTTTAATCTGATAAGATCTTTCGGCTGTCATCCACAATACAGGAACTTTTTCAAATCCATTTCTTGTTGTTGTGTGGACATCAAGTTCTTTTTTAACGTGCTGAAAGAACGCCTCATCGATTGTTTCTAAAGTTGATGGCATCACCACTATTTCTTCAATAACGTTTGTGTCTTCAACTCCTGTATGGTCATATTTAGGTGGCATCGAATAATCCCTCGCGGGCGCGGATACATTTAGCTGAAATTTCAAAACGATGATCGATCTGTCCAAATAGTTGTTTGGGCTCGCTCAAAGAAACAATTTCAAAATGAATATCTCCATATAAAACAAAGTCTCCAACACGGACAACAAGATCTTGATCCTCAGTTAATCTTCTTTTATGAAAATGAATTATTATAGATGCATTTTTATCAATTGCGACCTTGTTCATAAACTCTGTTTGCATCCCCTCCCACTCAACTAAAGCGTAAACACGAACTGGTGGGAGGAAAGTTTTATTAATTGCCTCTCCATAAGTTGAATGGAAATTTGTATGATCCAAACTAATAGGATAATATAATACTTGTTGACCAATGACGCGTTCAATTAATTCGTCATTAACTTGTTTAACCAGATCCCTTTCTTTCTTTCCAATAAAAAGTGGTGGCGGTGGCTGTGTTGGCTGTTCCCATCTAGACATATTTTATTTATCCTGTGAAAACAGGAAGAGGTATCCTTTCCTGAACTTTATTAACAGAATCAGCTATTGCTGCATCTTTTTCTGCCAATTTCGCATAAGTTAATTCGTCTAGAACTGTTTTCAGCTCCTCTCTCAACTTATCCTGTTCTTCTTTAGATTGAGTAATCAGAGCCTCCCCATTCAAAGAAACTGATTCTCCTGGTATAGGTATGGTGCCAAATTTGCCTCTAATCTGCCCTAAAGTTTCTTTTGATAGCGAAAGAGCAAATCTTCTAATCCATTGTTTACCAATCGAATTAATATTTCTATATGGAATATTGGCGAATGGCAAAGTGTTCATATTATTTACACCATCTGAACCAATAGAACGATCATCGTCCTCTTCCCACGCGTCTCTTCTGACTGTAAATTTGACCCACATTTTCGAAGGGGCCACTGTAGTTGACGCTGGGAATAATCTTAATTTATTATTTTTTAATTCAAAAGAATAATGAGAGTTCCTTGTATAAATTGAATCTTCAAACATTTGGGCTTGTTGTTTATTTTGATAGACCGGAACAATTTGAAACTGTGAATCATCTGCCCATTGACCGTATGTCTGAAGATTCCCAACTGTATTTAATCCGCCATAATAACCATAAAACCTCCATATAGCTTGTGGGGTTTTATAATATACTTGTTTAACTGTGATTTTACTTTTATCTAATTTGTTATAATATGGCAAGTCTGAATTACTTGAATCTATAGAGCCGGAATAGATAATAGTTTGTAAATCATAATCCTGCTTTTTATCTTCAGTATCAAACGAAGCTGAATATTCTATTTCGTCTCCACCGACTCCTACTGCGGCCCCGACTCCTAATCCAACTCTTTTTGCATATTCAAATCTCACACTTGGATATTTGAGGGCAACTTCTTCAGCGTCAGGACCAGTTCCTAAACTAGAAGTTAAAACTCCCTCGCCAACAAGAAGTCCATCGTGATCAAAAGTTCCAGTTGTGTTTCCAAGCATATCGCCTAACACGTTTTTTGCTTGATGTATATTGACAATATATGAGTATTCTAAAACAGACTCCTCATAAGAGGCAAATACATTTTCTTTAGTTATTTCTATATCTAATACGTCTCCGCCAAGTTTTTTATATGTATAAGCAACCTGATCAACCGCACCGGTTATAAAATCATCTGAATATAATACAGAGTCTGTATCATTATATATGTTAAATGGTAAAGTTGTTGTCGTGATATCTGACAAACTTGCCGTCGCTGGGAGCGTAATTGCGCTTACAGAACTTGAAGGCGAAAGAGTAGGGACAGCCATTCATATACACTCCTATTACTACCTTAATTAGTTTTAGAAAAAAGAAAACCCCAGTTCAACCGAAGCCAAACTGGGGTTTTCAATAAAAAGGTTAATTTAAATATTAACCGTGAAGGTCAGCAACTACTACAAGACCGTACATATCAGGACGTACCATCTTTTTAGCATAGCGAGTCATGACACCCTTACGGGGCACGAAGTCTTCAATACCAAAGATAGTAGGCGTTACCTGGAGAGGCACGTAAGGAGCATATACATAGCCGCTCTCAAGGAACGAACTACCCTTACGACCAACAAGAACAACGTTCCTGGGGAAGTAAGGATCTACGTAGATATCCCATTTCTTGCTCAGACTACCAGTTTTGACAGCACCAACTGAGCCTCTGTCGTAATCCCCTGTTACATCAGCGCGGAAGCCGGCTGTGAACTCAAGGATACTAGCAACCTCAGGGCTGCAAACTACAAAGTTGGCTCCACCACGAAGCGTCTTACGGTGAATCTGAGCGGAAACATCATTGATGGTTTCGCAAAGAGTCTCATACCATTCAGACACTGTGCCAGTGAAGTCAGCACCAAGAAGACTCTCATTGGAGAGAGTGCTAATTGGAGCGCCAGTTGTGCGATCAAGGAATTTACCTGGTCGACGAGACCAATACAAAGTACTAGCAGTGGCACCCTTAACAAGATCCTCGAGAATCTCACGATCAAGTTCTAGAGCAATTTGCTCAGAAAGAATACCAGTAAGCTCTACTTCGGCATCAAGATTGTGATAGGCGTTAAGGTCTTGACCAAGCTCCGGAGTCCATTTGGCCTTCAGTTTCTTGGTTTGTGCCGTAACGGAGACACTATCAACTTTGATATCGATCTCAGGGATGCCAGTATCGTTTTCCAGTGCCCATTCGGACTGGCCAACGACGACACCAATGGAGTCCGCACTTGCTGCAGCTGCAGAACCACCAAAATCATCAGCAGTAGGATACGTAAATGATAATGAGTCATTGGCACCTAGCGCCGTGTTAACAACGCTCGGGTCATCGGAATCAGATGCGGCATAGAGAAAAACAACTGTTCTGCTTGAACCAGAGAACTGTGTCAAACGACGAACTTGTTTGACACTATTTCCCAGAGTACCTGAAGTCGTTGTAATCGTAATCCCTTGAAGATTGTTCTTGTTAACATCGTCAAGGTTACTAATGTCGACTGTTGCAACAGCAATACTAGTTGTTCCTGACGTAAAATCAGGATCAAAACGACAAAGCTTATCAAAATCAGCTTGAGTTTGAACATGAAGGCCGGCAAAGGTATCGCCAGAACTTACCTGCGCACCACCGAAGGTGCCGGAACAAACTGCAGTGATTGTGACATCAGCATTTGAAGCCGTAGGTGAAGAATAACCGTTGTTAAGTGAGTAGGGCCCAAGCTCTACATTAACACCGGTCAGGTCAACACCACCAGTAAGTTGTTGACCTAACTTTCCGCCGCCATAAAGTGACATTTCATCGCCATGAGTGGAGAGTGAAAGTCCAAGATGATCTTTCAAATTATGCGAAAAGTCTAGAAAGAAAATGAGACCCGAAGGGAGACTCATTGGTTGCACTGACACAAGGTCATTTGCAATAAGAGAGCCGAATACACGGCGTACAATTGGAAACGCAACAGCAGCAAAGCCTTCTACATTACCAGCTTCCATTGAAGAAGCTTCGCGAAGAAGCTCTCTGGCCTGGTTCTCTAGAAGACGAGACATGCTCTGTCGCGTGGCATCGTTATTGATTCCTTCAAGAAGTCCAGTCTTTTCCCACTTATCAAGTAGAGCAGCACCTTCCTTCTGGAGGTCACGATTAACCATGCCTTCAGTTAATTTATCTAATACAGACATTTTTTAAATCCTCCTTATAAATTATTTAATACCTGCTAAAGTCTTCCACCTATCTCTATGTGGATTACTTTTGTTTTCCTCTTTTCTATGAGGAATAGTTGTTGAAGAATTTCGTTTAACGGCTTCGCTCAGTGATTGCGGAGTGCGCTTTCGCGAACTTCCCACTGCGCTTTGAAGAGTCTCGTAAATAACTCTGGCTTCTTCAACTGAATCGACATTAGACAGGGTTTCGACAATTTTAGTTTTTTGCCGCTCATTCAGGGAGGTGCTACCCAATACACGATTCGTGTACAACAACTTGGCATTTGAAAGGTTTACTTCTTCAAGTTTTTCTTTCACCTGCACAAGCATGTTCTTATATTTTTTGTTTTGCTCACGAAGTTTTTTATTGTTTTCTTTAAGTTTTTTAACAGATTTTTCGAGTTCTTTTTTCTTTTCATCTTCTTCTAATTCTTCAGCTTCGTCTTGAGCGTCTTGAGCTAATGCAATTTCTGCATTTTCTCTATCAAGTGCTTTATTTGAGGCGCCGCCCAATTGGCCCGACGGGACATTCTTCACATCAACAGTTAATTTTTCAATAATAGAAGCAAGCTGCTCTTCCGTAAGTTCAACTTCGTCATCCGCCTCTGTCAATTCTTCAGATTCTTCTTCGGATTCTTCTTCTAGAGTTTGCTCATCGCTGTCTATTTCTTTTTGTAGCTCTTCAGCAAGTTTATCTAGATCAATGTCAACTTCTTGATCTTCATCAATTTCTTCTTTCTGATAATGTGCGTGTGGAACATCTTTAAATTGATCTTCTTCTTCTTCTAAAGGCTCTTCTAAAGGCTCTTCTAAAGGCTCTTCTAGCGCTAAATCATCCGGAGCGACTTCATCTTGTTCCAAGAGGGAATCAATCGTTTCTTTAACTTCAGTAGAATATTTTTCAAGAATAGAAGATTCAGCGCTTCTCAGAGCTGTTTCTCTCAAAGCATCTGCATCAACAATTGCTTGCTCCAACATACTAGTATTTGACATATTTAGTCTCCTGATACGTATCTAAGATAAATAGTAACATAATCGTTTAAATGCCATATTATAATGCGGTTCTACTGGTTTTCAAGCTTTGCCTCTAGTTCTGCAACTTTTGCTGATAATTCTTGAACTGCTTTTACGAGAATAGTAGTCATTGACGATTTTGAGACCCTTTGTCTACCATCGGGGTCGACTGACCAAGAATTATGGTCAGGAACATTATATTTATCGACTACTTCTTTTACTTCTTGAGCTATAAATCCCCAATGATATTTATTACTGCCGCCCATGGGAGTGGTATCCTCTGGATTGTATGCAGTCCATTCTTGAGGAAATTCGCTTGGAGATTTATGTCTATACTTAACTGGATTTAAATCGTTTATAAAATCTAATCCTATATCTATACATTCAATATCTTTCTTTTGCCTTCGATCTGAAGATGCATCCCAAGTTTCATCAGAATTAAAATCACACCTGATGTGGCTTGTATCATTTCCAATATGAACTGCATTGTCAGCAGTTCCATTCATATTGTTGCCAATAACAATTTGATTGTGTGCCGTTGCATCTTGAGCATCACAACTTACACCTATGCATGTATTCTCGTAACCAGTCGTAGTATCATCACCTGCGTAGGCGCCAATAAAGGTATTAGAATGAGCGGTTGTTATCATGACCATGCCGGCGGCGGCTCCGACGCATGTGTTGTTGTTACCATCTATGTCATTAGTTCCACCGCCGGTGGTGTAGTCGCCCAACATTGCGTTTGCACCGATAGCGGTATTGCCGGCGCCCGTTCCAACATAACCTCCTGCTGACGCTCCAACTGCGGTGTTATTGCCGTCACCATCTGCTGATACGGCCGCGGCGAGGGTGCCGTAGCCGATAGCGGTATTGCCATCACCAACAATGTTAACAGCCAAAGCGGAGTTCCCAATGGCGGTTTGATATTGTCCTACTGTGAGGGATGAGCCGGCATCAAGGCCTATGGCAACAGTGCCGTCTGCATCTGCAGTCATGACGTCTGCACCAGCGCCGTAACCAATACAAACTGTACCGTCAACAAGCTGTGTCGATCCGCCGGCGTCTTTGCCAACAAAAACATTTTTTATGCCTGTAGTAACAGCATCACCAGCAGCGGCGCCTATGGCAGTGTTCGAGTTCGGCTGATTGCCACCGGTTTGACTGGCGAGAGCATTATATCCTACTGCTGTATTAAAATCGCCGACATCCTCCAATAATAGCGCAGTGTGACCAATGGCTGTATTATATTGGCCAGTTGTAATTGCAGCACCTGCACTTTTACCGACCAAAACTGTACCGTCAGCAAGAGTACTACCAGCAGCAAGAGCAACGCCGGCGCCCGAACCAATAACAACAAGATCGCTCATCGTCGTCGCGACTACAGCGGTGTTGTAACCAATAATTACATTATCGTCCCCAGTTGTAAGGTCATTTCCAGCGTTTTCGCCCATCAAAAGATTGTAATTTCCACCAGCTTCGATAGCAGCGCCGGCGAGCTTGCCAAACACCGTATTTGAAGTGCCGAGCACGTTTGTAAGAATATCTCCTTTAAAAGAAACAGAACCAGAGAAAGTGGCGTTGCCGTCGTCGGTGAGGCAAAGGGCAGTGGCAGCCCGGGGCAGGAAATCAATTCTTCCGCCGGTGCTTGCTGTCGTCGACAAGAGCATCTCACCGGTGGCGGTGTTAACGTTAAACGAAACTCCCGTACTCCCATGGCCAGAATCGCCGATGCCCCACGCGGGGTTGTCGTTCATCCCGATCCCCCTTAGATAATAACGATTGCCTCCGACACCGGAGTGCAGGCCAGAATCCTTCAATGTGAGAATACAATTCCCTTCTGCCTGTGTGCCCGTTTCGTCAGTGTTCGTGGATTCCATCAAAATGCCCCTGCCTCCACTAACATGAAGAGCGTAGGGATGATTTCCGTCGGCTTCGCTGCCGCTGGCGATAATAAGCACAGAGCCTGAAACTATAAGGTTTCTGTTACCTTTATCGCCTCTAATTTCAACACTATTTGAAGCAGTTAAATAGGATGTACTAGTATTGCTTGGTTCAAAACTGCTTCCTCCACCACCTGGTCCTGACATTTACTTGTTCTCCTTATTGATTGGACTCGGTCCACGCATCATCATCGGGACCTATTGTTAATCCCGAACCGGTAAGAGTATACATCTCACCTGTGTCGATATGCGTTATCTCAGCATATATTTCATAAGCGCCTTCGTCCGATGCGTCGACATTATAAATATAAATTTCTTTGCACTTACAACGGAATGTATATGAATCACGGTTTTCAGTTAAAGTGACATAATGCAATCCATCAAAAGTGCTTGTTCCGGCAACATTGTCTGTGAAATATACTCTTAAATCGGGAGCTGCTTTGTTGACAACAACAACCTCTCTTGCAATTCTTGGAAAAACAATTTTATGCTGCGCTGTCGTTGCAATAGTTAAAGCACCAGTCATATACGGAGTGCCAGCAACTAAATAAGAACTTGCATTTCCAATTCCTGGTCGGGGATAGTGATTATAATTTTTTCTATCATCTTTATAAGCCTCTGTCATTATATTCTCCTACTTTTTATTAATTAGTTTCTTGTTTGGCTTTCAACTTGTCCAAAGTTGCTTTTCTTCTCTTTTTCATCCTTCTTTTTTCCTCAGATTTTTTTTCATAATACATCCTTTCACGAATGTCTTCTATGATTCTTTCTTTCTTAACTTTCTTTGCAAATCTTTTCAAAGCCCTTTCAATGTTCTCGTCCCTTTTAAGTCTGACTTCTACGTTAACTGACTTCATATTTTTTATCCTCTCGCCAACGTTTTCCAAGCAGCCACATTTCCCATTAAACCTGAAATGTCCACGCCGGCGTCGTTGGGATCCACATTGGAAAGTGGGCCTTGCGGCGAGCTTCCATCTTCCGGACTTCCTGCTTTTGACATTGGCGCTGTTCCTTCGAATAAATTGACTCCATTATAAGAGTCTTTGCCAACTGCGTCTAACATTTTCTTTCTGGTCTCGTTGATCTTTTGAGACCTCTTTTGTTTTTCTTGCAATTGCAATTGTTTTATTTCGTCATCATTTTGCCTTTGTTCAACAATTGGTTGTCGTGTTGCTCCCAAGCCTTTGACAACTTCAGAAATGACATTAGACAATAAACCTTCTTCTAAGAGGGCTTCTTGAATGCATTCTTTAATAAGCGGCTTTAATACTTTTTTGAGTTCTGATTTTTTCATTTTTCTCTGGAGGTAGTTAGATCTAGCTGTAAGTAATCTATTTGTATCGGTTTCACCCTCCGCTTGCCGGCGAGTTGGTCCTCTCTCGGCCATGCAAAATTTACAGGCGGCACATATAGTTGCTCCGCCGCCTTCAGTTCTTCTTCGGTTTCTGCTGCCACCTTCGCCTCGACTTTGAGGGCGTGCGCTAGCTTGGCCGAGTTCCATTCGTCTTCAGGCACCTCGCCCTCTGTTTCGGGGGTGAGGCCCGGAAGAATCATGTTTTCCTGTTCAGGTCTTAAGTGCTCCGGAGGAGGGCCATTTTTAGATGATGGTTTTACACGAACGGAAACTGTTGATTGTCCGAATCCTGCGACTGCTGGTGCAGCTTCATTCAAAACCTTTTCAAGTTCTTCTTTGATGATTTGTTTAAGTTGTGATTTGGTTATTTTCATTTATCGCCTTCTCCTCTTAATATATCATTTAATGCGCGATTGATTCTATCTGCTTTTGTGAAAGCGCCTTTTGCAGCGTTTTCATGAAGGTGTCTTGGCTTCATGTAAGCGCCGGTTGTTGAAGGTTCTGAGACCATGTCGAAACAAATCAATTGGAAATCGTCTTCAACGATTGTATCTCCGTTGGATTCAGTAACTGATCCCATTCCTCTCGAAGAAATTCCTAATTTTACTCCAGCATTGACAAGTTCTTTTAATACTTGGCCTGAAGGAGTGTTTAAAACTTGAATTTTGCCCATTACAGCGTCTTCTTGCCACCAAACCTCTGTTACAAGATGAGAAGCATTCCTGAGATTAATAACTGACTCATCTGGATGATCTAATTCTCCCAATGCTCTCCTTTCTTTTACAATCTTTGTGTAATTTTGGACTTCTCTTTCTAAAATAGCACCAGGATAAACACGACCATTCCCATTTTTAGCATTTGCTCTTTGCATAACTCCAGAAAGGAAAACGTGACCTTCTTTGACCATTTTTTTTTCGGCCTCGGTTAAAAAGTCTTGGCAAACGCCGCCTTCACAAAGCTCATAGTATTCTCTTAGTAATAATTTTGACATTATCGCGGTGTCTCCAACTCAGCCTCTGCCGATGGAAGTGTTTCTTCCTCAAAGAAATGGTCATCTAATACATGATCCAAATCGATTTGGCCTTCGGTAGTTCCTTCAATAAATCCAGTTAGAGCAGCCTCAAGAACCATAATTATCTCTTTTCTTGCAGCCTCTTTGTTAAATTCTTCATACCCTTTATATTCTTCAAGTACTCCTTCCGCAATTTCTTCAAACATATCCTTCAACGTATTAAGCAAATCGTCGAAACCGAGAACGGCGGTGCCGCCATATGCGTGTCCCAAGCGTTCAGGACTAAACTCTGTCTCACTTTCGCCTTCAGGATAATCTGTTATATCGACTTCCTTTAAAGCGTTTCCAATCTCTTCTTTAACAATTTGTTTGAGTCTCAATTTAGTTACTTTCATATAGTCACGATCCTTTACAGCAATGCCTCACCGGCTGGAGCATCCATTTAGCTGTCCAATTTTCTGTATTCATGTTTAACTCCGTTATCTCCAAATAATGTACATAAGATATAAGATGTTCCAGAACTCAAACATCCCAATAAAAAGTAATTAACAATATTATTATCAAATATAAATAGTTCTGTGTACCTGTTTATGCCTACTAAAAATACACCAATCCAAAAGCCCACACACATGGGACAATGAAAAAAATGATGTTCTGGTCTGACTCTATTAAATATTGTGCCGTAGACCAAAATTTGTGTCAATCCATAAGCACAAAGAATAAAATATATCAGCTCCATTTTAATACCTATAGAAGGATGTCATGCCATATGGCCCACGAATATATCCAGGAATAAGCGTGCCTTTTCTTTCTTCATGAGGCACTTCGCCAAGTTCTGTTGAATGCTCCGCATCCGGCTCTGTAAGATAATCTAATTCATCTTCCTCATATTGTTTTCTTCTGTTGAAATATGGCTCCTCTTCTTTAAGGAACTTTGATACTGAATATAGAGCAACCTGTACTGGATCGATATCTTCATTAATTGAATTTAGTATTACAGCTTCCATAGAGCCGTAAATATTTCCGCCTTGAACACTTTCAAAAGAGATAACTCCTTTTTTTCTTAAAAATCTAAAAAGCCTATCTTGCGCTTCGTAAACCTTATCCGAAAACATATCTTTTGCGAAAGATAATACTTTTTTGTTTTCGCCATTTTCCGTCAATACAATATCAATGTCTTCGTGATCGAAAATCATAAGACTTCCATCAAGACCTTTTCTTGCGTTTAAAGTAATAGTTTCTTGAATTTTACTTCCAATGGTTATTTTAATGTTCATCTTTGTGGATCTCTTTTACTAAATTTTGAATTTTAAGAACTTTCATAATCACGTTTTTGTTAATCTTTTCTTTTTTAAAATTTTCCAAAATTTGCAAAACTTTTTTTGTTTTTTTTGTCATTTCTAAATCTTGCTTTATGTCTTTTAGCTTCAAAGAATCTTCAACAACCTTCCTCAACCTAGACACCTCTTCGTTTAAAAATATTTTTAATTCAACACCATTATTAGAAAAAGAAGAAATATATTTATTTAAAAGCTCTTTTTGTTCCGAGATCAACTTTGATGCATATTCTAAATTGAATTTGTTTACAAACGATTTATATACTAAATTGTCAATAGGCTTAATTGTTAACTCGTTGATTTCAGTTTTATTTGATATTTTTTTAATTAATGCCTGTTCTAATAATACGCGTTTTTTAGTTGGGGTTTCTTCGTTAAATATTTGATAAGCTGTAGCTAAACTTTTATAGTTCGATACAAAATTTGAAAAAACAGAATTCGAAAGAAGGGAATTGATTTTTTTAATTAAAGCACTTTGCTCTAGAAATAATTGTTTTTTGTCTATACTGCAATGTTCCTTTCTTATTTCGTAAACAAGCTTTTCAGCAGTCTGTGGTTCTAAATCATACGATTCACAAAGAGTTTTATACAATTTTAATTCTTTATAAAGCAGTGACTTCTTTTCAAAATGTTTTTTTATAATGGAAACTATTTCATTTTTTAATTCTAAATTTTTTTCCAAAACTGCTTTCGTCATTTCTTTAATTAAAGATTCATAAAGAAAAGCAGTATTACGTTTCTTATTGTGTTTTAGTTTCATTATCTTTCAACTCCAATTCTGTAATCAAAAATTTAACTTCATTATTTACTTCGAATAATCTTTTTTCCTCACTTGAATAATTAGTATCTTTACCCTCAGGAAGCCCCCTTCCAAGTCCTAATAAATCTGAAAAGCCTTTATGAGTGTTTCTTCTGGTTGCTTTCCCCGTTTCGGAAGAATACTGACTCATATAACTCCTTTTTCTTGCACCAGATTTTCTTTTATCAGTCTTGACCGGCATATACCACCTGTTATTTGAATTAGATGTTGTGGTCGCTCCATCTTTTCTTTTAAGTTTGTACCAATCTGCATCATCTCTTTTCGCTGGTGTGGCTGGAGGCGGCAAAATAGCAGTTTCTGGCTCTTCTCCAGGTACTTCTTCTCCTGCGGGGAGAGCTTCAGGAGCCGGTTCTTCTCCCGGGAGGGCGGGTTCTTCACCTTCTAAACCAAATTCGCCGCCGGGCATTCCTCCTAATCCAATTTCCCCTTCACCTAATTCTTCACCTGCAGCTGCGGCTTCCAATAGAGCTTCAAATTTGCGATCATAAAACATCTCTCTTTGTATTCTAATAAACTCTTCATCAGAGATATTAAATACATTTTTAGCAACCCAGCCTTTACTAAAGAATCCTTCTGTTGCAGAAGTTGCAACTTCAAATTTCGTTCTCCAGTTTTCAAGCTCTTGAAGTTCTGCAATCCTGGATGGGTTGTTTAATGTCAAGCCAAATGATATTAAATCATCTCCACGATAGCCAAGAGTATATAAATGAATGATTCCTATTTTTTCTAATTCTGATAATATTGACCTCTGAAGTCTCTGAATTGTTCTCGCGAAACGAATATCCTTTTGTGCAAGAGTTGTCTTATCTTCTTCTGCTCCATCACCTCTAAAAAGATATGATTGAGGGATTTTTAAAGCAGCAAATAATTTATCCTTAAGATATTTAATATCATCAATATCACCAGTGTAACTTCCACCAGGAAGATTTTCAACTCGAGTCGAAGCACCACCTCTAACAGGAATAAAATAATCTTCTTCAATGCTTAAGGGGTTATAACGCAAATCAACTCGCCCGGTATCTGAATCAATAACTTGATTTCGTTTCATTTGCGTCATCGCTCTTTGCATAAACTGTTCAACATCTTCTGGCGGAATATTTCCAACATCTATGTAGAAAATCTTTCTTTCTGGAGAACGAACAATACGATAGGCCATCACAGCGTCTTCCAAAAGATTCAGTTGTCTCCAAATTCTTCTTGCTGGTTCTAAAATACTTGTTCCATATGGAGTATATTTGTCATTTCCTAAAACTCGAAAATGAGCAACCTGCCAATTTTCCAAAGTTAAGCCGCCGGTGTTCCATTGAAATTGAACATAATTTGGATTAGTATCATCCTGCGCCTCCATTCTTTCTAGATCTTGTCCTGGAAGGCCAATAACATTTCTCACGCCCAGTTCTTGGTCGACGTCCAAATAAAGAAAGTAATCACCAAATTTACACATCGAACGACACCAGCCAAAAAGATTAAATTCAATATTTAAAATATTATTATAAAGATTATCAAGAACGCCTTTAATTTCTTCATTTGGACATTTTATATCCAACAAACGAGATAATCCAGTTGAAGTTGTCATTTCGTCTGCGTAAACATCTAAAGCAGAAGCAATAATTGGCTCATATTCCATTTGATCAAAATCTGCATATCTCTCAATACGATTTTGGTTTGCCATAATATTTGCAGTCATATTCGCAAATGGGTCATACGTCGTCTTTTTAAATTGTTTACCGGCTGCAGAAGTAAAACTATATTTATCTAACTCTCTTCTCTTTTCTTTTCTTGGTCTCTGGCTTTTATAGTTCGTAATTGGACCAGAGAACAGTCTTGTTAGTTGTTTGAATAATTTAGATTGTGGATTTCTTGGATTTTTTTTATCTTTATCGGCCATTAACTTTATCCTTTAAGAAGCCAAGAAAACTTCTCTTGCTCCTTTACATTTTTTTTTATTCGATTACTTTTTTCAATTGACTTATAACCGTGCATTCCGGGTACAGTTGTATTAATAATACTATCAGATTTAAACATTGAAGTTAAACAAGCCTTGTGGTGTTCGATCTTTCTTTTGTTTTCCACAAATACAGTATCTTTGATCCAGCATCCAATTGCAAAAGACATAACTAAATCATCATTTTCTGAACGCATTGCTTGAGCCTTTCCGTTGTGCCAAATAAAAGTTTTAAACTCATTATAAAGTCTAGACGAATACGTTGTAATTAGCTTGTTCCTTATAAATTCTTCCATTTTTGCCACAATGATTGGTCTTGTTTTTAGCGACGTAGTAAAACCAGCTACTCCATTAGAAATATTTTCTGCAGTCAACTGATCAATATATTCATGAGTTGACTTAACAGAATAATAAATATTCGAATATTCTAGTTCTTTTAACTTTTCCAAAACTGCAAAACCAACTGAATTGTTTTCAACAACTAATAAGCAATCGCCATATTCCTTACCAGCATCAAAAAGTATATTTGAAAAAATATCTGGTGTTACCTTACCTTGATATTCTGCAATTATTTCTGCTGTTTCTAATTTAAAAACATGAAATACAGAATAGTCTTGTCCATCGCCTCTCGCAACATCTGCGGTCAGCATGTATGTGCATTCTGGTTTATATTCTTCCCAAATCCAAAAATTTCTATCAAAACCAGTTCTATGCTTTGGTTCCTTAACACACTGTTCCATAAATGTTATATCATCCGGATGAATTACAGTTTCGCCAGAAGTGTTAAAGTTGCATTCTAGTTCTTGAGACACTTGTCTAATAGACATATTTTTAGTTTCTTTTTCAAACCAAGTTTGATCACGATCTGGATGGACATCCCATAATAACTTTATTGAATGAAAATCATTTCTTCTCGATTCTGCATCAATGTACGTTTTGTAAAACCAACCACCAACACCATTCGGAGTACTGAGTGCAATGACGCGCCCACCAGTTGAAATTGTAGGATATAACCCTGTCCACAATTCATCAAGACCATCAACATGTGCTGCCTCATCAATAACCAATAAGGACAACGCCTCTGAACGACCCGCATCAGGAGAAGTGGTGGATGCTTTAATTTGTGAACCGTTGTCCAGTTCAAAGCTAGTTCTATTATCGACTATAACTTTAGAAATCTGCATCCATTCCGGGAGACGCTTAATAATAGACTTAACTTTTTTGACAAGATTTCCTGCTGTACTAAATTTTGTTGCCATAACAAGAACATTTTTATCTCTATGGAACAACATCAACCAAACAATATAAGCCGCTGTAATCGTTGAAATGCCAAGCTGTCTGGCTTTTAGAATAATATTAAAACGATAATCATTAAAATCGTCGATAAGATCCTCTTGATAATCATAAAGTTTAAAAGGGATTAACCCTTTCATTGGATGAGAAATCTTGCAATAATTATTTATGAAGTAAGTTGGATTCTTACCACTCTTAAGAATCTCTTTTGTAATCTCTTTTTTTGTTAATTGATAGGACATTCATCACTTATCACTGTTCTTTTTTTCGAGTTACATTCTTGGCATAGTTCTTGCCTTTCCCAATTTCAAAGTTTTTATTATATGCTAACCAGTTTTTAGTAACTTTATCTAATCTTTCTTTTGCAGAAGAGCCTTCCTCAACGGGGAGCACTCCATCAAGACCGCCAATTTTATATACACAAGTAGCTTGGCAGTTGCTTCGAACATTACTAATGTGTTGAACCATAATATCGACTTCGCCTTCTTTTGTAAGAGTTAAAATGTTACCAGTGACTTTTTTATATTCTCTCTTCAAATAATTTGCTACGTCATTGACAGTCGCTGTAATATTATTTTCAAACTTGTTTCTGTCGTGAGTCTCTTTTAATTTAATTTCTGCATGATACAAAATATTTAATTTGTTTCCCGCGAGTCGAACTTTGAAACCATCAACCTCGCGAGAATCCAAGACTGCATCGCCTTGTTCTCTACGAAGCCCCATACTTCTCTCTTCGCCATCAGCGTTGTAACGGGCATCGTGAGAGCCATCGTAAGCATTTGCGGCGGCTTGTGAGATTCCTTGAATAATATCTAATACAGTTGCCATTAATTTTCTCCTGAATAAAATAACCTAATGTAAATAGTCTTTTCTTATTTCTTAATCCTTTTATTCTATAATTTTCAAAAAGAGTTTTATGTCTTCTTCGAGATGAACAACTCTCTTCTTAGAAAGCTCATCTTTGATGATCTGTTTTAGTTGGGATTTGGTTAGTTTCATTTTGTTATTCCTATTAATATTGCTGCGTCCAGTTAGTGATCATCTCTTTAGCTGCTTGCTTGGCATAATTATACAACATGCCTCCTCTGGGTGCTGAAATCGTTCTTTTCGTAGACATTTCTGCAGCTTTTTGTTCGATTGCATTAATCAGTGTCCCTTCATCGTAATCATGAAGCACTTCGCCTCTGGGGCCCTTGAAGTTGCCCTTAGGATCATATTTTTGTTGTTCTTCTTTTAACTCATAAACAATTGCTAGCGCATTCATTCCCACGGTAGTAGATGTGACACTATTTACCTGTTCCTTCCATTTCACCTTATCAAATTTCTTTATGGCTTCTCCTGACCAGAGGCCTGCGGAGATATTTGGAGTTCCTGAAGAATCTGTGCGAGGATCTGGCCATGCTGAGATGAACCCGCTGGTGGCAATATCAGGATGATAATAGCGCACTTCTCCTGGTTTTCTAGGGGGAGCTTGGCCGCTGCCTTGGCCACGTGGGCCATGGTACCAAATGATTGGATATGGATCTCCGGGCTCTCGTTTTCCAAATCGTATCATTTGGTCGTCGGCGACTTGGGCCTTTTTTTCCCAGTCGGTCTTTGCGGGTGGTCGTCTAGTTTTATGATCTTCGAGAGCGTTCAAATATTCTAAAGGGGTCTTAAAAGATGAAGTGCCATGGCGTTTCCACCCCTGATTCTTCGCGGTGCTGAGCAAATACTTTTCAAATTCTTCTGGTGACATGTGCTTTTTCATCCCCCCATAGCCTCGCGGTATACCTTCAGCATCTTCAAAATCGCGCATAGCCTGCTTTGCCGCTGCGTCCGTCTCGCGGAATTTTGCTGCGCGTGCCAGGGCGGCTCGGCGCTCTGGCGTATCCGGCGCGCCCTTATCGTAGGCTTGGACAATGTCCGCGTAGTCTTCGAAAATATGTGTCACCTCTTCTTTAATAATTTGTTTAAGTTGTGATTTTGTAATTTTCATTTGCTTGGTCTCCAGCCTTCTTGCCATCTTTCTTCTCTATCCTCAATGTACTGAACATAACAGCTATAACAAGATCCGAATTTGTTCATATAAACATCATCCTTGAGATCGAAAGAATAAATATCGCATGCTTCGCAAGTTCTATTGCTTTCTCTATTAAGTAGTTTTTTACTAATTAAAAATCCATCTTTCTCAACCTTTTCGGATTTCTCTTTTTTTCTATTTTGTTTCTCTGTAAACTCTTTGAGCTGAGAAAGATATTCTTTTTCTTTGGTCTCGTCCCAATTAGCTTTTGGATGTTGCACTGCTTCTTCGCCATATTTCTTTTGAATGGCTTGTTCAATTTTTGCAACAAAGTTTGGATCTTTTTCTTTTTTCATCTTTGCTCTATAGTATACAATATTGTTTACTCAGATGTTAATTTACTAACAAGATTTTTGAGATCCTCAATTTGATTCTGTTGTTCTTTAACCGTTGTGGATAATTCTTGAACCGCTTTGACAAGAGGCGCTATCATATTAGAATATTCTAAATGTTGTTTTGTTGTGTTTTTATCAACATAAACAAGATCATTGTTTGTGCTAAATCCAAACTCTTCCAATGCACTCCCCACGTCTTGTGCGAGGAAACCAACTCTTAGTTTGTTTTTTTCATCGTCTTCCATAATTCTAGGTGCGGAACCATCTTTACTCCAAGACAATTTCGCTTTCAGATCATCGTCATAATCAACAGGCTGTCTCTTTTCATATTGAACAGGCTGAAGTTTGTTAATGAAACCTAGCCCAAGAGATATATCTTCGATTTTTTCTTTTGTTCTCTTATCAGAAGTGTTAATAGTGCCATCAGCATATAGAACTGCGTCGCCATCTGATGCAGCATACAATCTTGTTATACTTGCGTTTCCTATAGTAGCATAATTAGCTCCTTGACTAACAGTCCCATAACCAATAGCTATCTGATTTGCTGTACCAGCAGCTGCCGACTCTGCATAGTTCCCAATAAGAGTGTTTTGTAACCCAGTGGTAAGAGCGGCACCGCCAAAGTTGCCACCTCCACAATTCGCCCCAATGAGTGTGTTGTTCCTGCCTGTGGTGACAGAAACGCCAGCCTCGGTTCCAACTGCAACGTTGCCAACAAAATTACCTTCGTCGGAATCGCCGTCCCAGGATCCAACATTTTGAACATAAAGCGCGTGGTATCCAACAGCAGTAGTAGCACTGTCATTGGCTGAAGAGCCCATGGCGCTATCGCCGACTGCTACATTGTATGAACCCGTTACGAGTACATCTCCTGTTTGCCACCCAACAAGGATATTGTTGTCGCCAACTGTAAGATCGTTTCCAGCTTGTTCTCCAACTATCACATTATAGTTCCCGCCTGAAGCGATGTTTGCTCCCGCATTAAGACCGAACACTGTGTTCGAAGTACCGCTATCGTTACTAGAGAGCGAGATTCCAGTAGCCTTCAAAGTAGTAAATGTCGCTGCAGCAGCAGACTCTCCACCAATAACAGCACCATCGATCTCGCCGGCGTTTACATAGACAGAAACAGGATCTGCATCTGTTCCGAGCTGATCGATGTAGCCGATGCCGTGGACATAAAGATCTTTCCATTGAAGGCCTGCTGCTCCTAAATCATAAGTAGCGTCAGTTTTTGGATCAATATCTTGAGCAATGCGTCCAGTGATCTTTACATCGACATCGGTCGCCATGCCAAGAGTTACGGCCCCGTCAAATTGGGCCGCGCCAACAACTTCCAAAGTTCCTTGCAGTTGTGTAAGGCCAGTTGCATGAAGCGAGCCAGTAACTGCAGCATCACCGGTCATATTCATTCCGTTAGAAGCAGTCAATTTGCCAGTGACAGTTGTTATATCAGATGTAGCATTTCCCAAGGTTACGTTAGCATCGAAGCTTGAAGCACCAACAACCTCTAGAGTTCCTTGCAATTGTGTAGGGCCAGTTGCATGAAGCGAGCCAGTAACTGCAGCATCACCGGTCATATTCATACCATTGGAGGCAGTCAATTTGCCAGTGACAGTTGTGACGTCAGTTGCAGCATTTCCCAAGGTTACGTTAGCATCGAAGCTTGAAGCACCAACAACCTCCAGAGTTCCTTGCAGTTGTGTAATGCCAGTTGCATGAAGCGAACCAGTAATTGCAGCATCACCGGTCATGTTCATGCCATTGGAGGCAGTCAATTTGCCAGTGACAGTTGTGACGTCAGTTGCAGCAACGCCTAAAGTCACGTTGTTGTCGAAAGTTGCATCTTGTTCAAAAGTAACAGCTGCTCCTGCAAAACGTAACTCGTCAGTGCCATTTTCGTCATATTCAATAGTAGCATCTTCTCCAGTTCCAAATAAAATTTTCCTATCATCGGGGATTAGCAATCCCTTTGAAGCGGTCAATTGGCTTGAAACAGTTGTAACATCATTATCAGCGGTGATATGATTTGAAACCAAAAGACCTTGCGAAGCTGTAACATTCGTCGTAGCCTGAAAGTCTCCAGTTACTTTCAACCCATTACTAGAGACGAGGTGAGAAGTTGTTGAGCCTAAAGAGTCAGCCTCGAAGAGAAGCGTAGAGATCGGAGAATCCGATGAGCCACCAAAATGAATACCAGCACCATCTGTATTGGCTTCATTCGAACCAGAGGCAACAAGAATTATTTTGTCAGCAATATGCAATTCTGTTTCATGATTTGTGATAGTGTTCACAATACCCTGTACATCTAAATCGCCCTGAACTGTAACTTTGCTACTAAATATAGCATCTCCGGTAACTGACAAGCCATTTGAACCTGTAAGTTTTCCAGTAACAGTTGTAACGTCGGTTACGGCGTCTCCCAAAGTAACATTGGCATCAAAAAGTGCATTACCAACTGAACGAAGTGTACCGTTTACATCAAGCATGTAAGAAGGAGATGTATCCCCGATACCAACCTTCTGGTCCTTCATCGTAATTGTTGTGCTGGTTGAACCATCGTTCATAACAAGATCGACTCTGGAGTTTCCTGCTCCATTTTGAATTTGGAAGTTGGAAGAGTTTGAAGCGTTGTTGTCTATTTCAAATATCAAGTCGCCAGAAGAACCTTCAATTTCCAAAATGCTGCTTGGAGTTGCTGTTCCGATGCCGATTCGGCTATTACCACCATCAACAAAGAACATATTCGCATTATCATCTGATTCAACACGAAAATCGAAATCGCCGCCGGCTTCATTAGAAACGAAAGGGCCGTAATTAATCAACGTATTGCTTCCAGAAACTGTAAGGCTACCTGTAATATTTATAGACCCAGAAAGAGAGCCAGAACTATAAGTCGTCTCCCCAGCAGAACTACTTACAATAGTACCACTACCACTAATTGTTGTTGTGCCCTGAGAGCCGCTTACCGTAGTATTACTACCACTAATTGTTGTTGTGCCCTGCGAGCCACTAATAATAATAGGCATTAATCTTTAATCTCCTGTAACATCATTTTATATTTCTTTCCTGTCGCGTTATTTACTACGCATAAATAGTCTTCTTCCTCAAGTATTGTCCAATCGCCTCGATCATTTTTGAGGTGTAAGTCACCGGTGTATACGTTGGCCCAGCGATAAGTAGCGGAGCCTAAGTTATACGTGTCATCAGTGCCAGGTGTGACGTTTCCAGTGATTGTAGCGCCGCTTGTGATGCTCATTCCGTTAGAAGCAGTGAGCTGGCCAGTGACAGTTGTGACGTCTGTTCCAGCAACGCCCAAAGTCACATTGTTGTCAAAGGTTGCATCTTGCTCAAAAGTAACAGCAGCGCCTGCAAATCTAAGTTCATTAGTTCCATTTTCGTCATATTCAATTGTTGCGTCAGCTCCAGTTCCAAACCTGATCGTTGTATCATCAGGAATTAACAAGCCATTAGACGCAGTTAAGTCTGAACTTATAGTAGTGGTGCCATTACTCGCTGTGATGTGATCAGAAACGACCATTCCGTTGGAGGCAGTTAATTGGCTTGAAACAGTTGTAACACCATTACTCGCTGTGATGTGATCAGAAACGACCATTCCGTTGGAGGCAGTTAATTGGCTTGAAACAGTTGTTACGCCGTTATTGGCAGTAACATGATTTGTGATGACCGCTCCATTAGAAGCAGTTAACTGGCCAGTGACTGTTGTTACGTCAGTTGCAGCATTTCCTAAAGTTACAGCTGCGTCAAAAGTAACTGCTTGCTCAAATGTAGCGGCTGCTCCAGCAAAACGAAGTTCGTCAGTTCCATTTTCGTCATACTCAATAGTTGCGTCGCCTGCGCCAGTTCCAAACCTGATCGTTGTATCATCAGGAATTAACAAGCCATTAGACGCAGTTAAATCGGAACTTACAGTCGTGACACCATTATTTGCTGTAATATGATTTGAAATTAAAAGACCTTGCGAAGCTGTAATATTTGTTGTTGCCTGGAAATCTCCAGTTACTTTTAGGCCAGTGCTAGAAACGAGATGATGGGATGTTGAACCCAGCGAATCGGCTTCAAAAAGGAAAGTGGCAATCGGTGTATCGCTTGAGCCACCGAAATTAATACCAGCACCATCGGTGTCAGCTTCGTTAGAACCGGAGGAAATAGTAATTGTTTTATCTTTAACGTAAAGTTCTGTTTCGTGATGAGTAATAGCGTTTATAGTTCCTGCAACCTCTAAATCTCCAGTGACCACAAGATGTCCTTGAACTTCGGCTCCGTTAGATGCGGTTAATTTACTCGAAACAGTTGTAATATTATTGTTAGCAGTAATATGATCTGTGACGACCATTCCGTTGGATGCTGTAAGGTGGCCCGTAACAGTTGTTACATCAGTTGCTCCATCTCCTAAAGTTGTAGAGCCTGAAACGACGAGATGAGCGTCGATACCAACACGATCTCCTGCTTGTGGCGTTATTGTGTTCACATAAAGAGTGCTCATATTTTATTCCTTCTTTGACCTAACATAAATAGAGCTAATTATACTTAATAGCACTAAAAACGTCAGAAATGTTTATGATTTTTGCTGCAGATCCATCACCAATATTAAAAGAATCTCCCTCTTTCACAGTTATCGGTCCGAAAAGAACCGCGTTATAATTATCTAAAATTGTAGTATTTAAAGAAGTGGAATTTCCTAGGCCACCATAAAGCCCGCCAACATCATTGACTGTTGTAATTTTTAATTCGGCGCCGTCGTCAATTTTTAAATCAAAGCCAGAGTTTACTGTCACTGGTCCATACAACACAGTGTCTATATTATGATCTCTCACGACAGTGTCCGTCCTTATAGTGCTGTCGCTACGATCTATGATTCGAAGAGTTCCATCAATGTTAACAACGCTATCTCCACCAAGACTAATATCTGATACCGGTTTTGAGACAGCGACATCGTCAATTGATTTGATAGTCAAAGACGCACCATCGCCAATTTTCAAATAAGAATCAGAATAGATTGTTACCGGATCATAAAAAATAGTATCATGGCTTGAAAGAATGGTATCTCTGTTTATGGTACTGTTATCTTTATCAACAATTCGGACGGCGCCATCAATAACCACAAAACTGTCGCCTGCGACGCGGGCTGGTGGGATTTCTACAGGATTAGCATCATCAAGTTTTAAAACAATTAAATCGGCATTATTGCCGATTGTCAACGAAGCACCATCATTAATTGTTACTGGCCCATAAAGAACAGTATTATAATTTTCTGGGATGACAGTCGCAGCGGTTATATCACTATCATTTCCAAGCGGAATAGTTACTTCGCCTTCTTGAAATAGCTTCTCGGTTTTTTTAACTATGGCGCCAAAAGTAAGTACTCTACGGGGTGCCATTTTATTTCTTTTCCTTGCTAGCTATTCTTCTTTCTTCTTCCCAAAGTTTATCAATGACTTCCCATGTATGTTCCTCGCCAATCTTCTCATACATCTCATGAAGATTTTTCCAAGCTTCATCTAAAGTTAATTTATTTTTATTGTATTCGACACAAATCAAACACATCTTAATTGGTCTCCCTTATTTCTACTGCTGCATAAAAAATTGCAATGGATGTTACGATGCCTGCTACAATTCCTCCAGCAAACCACCAATGAGAATTTTTATTTGGTCTCTCTAAAGCAAATTTTTGGAGTCTATTTACTTCTTCATCTTTAATTTTTAGAATTGAATTGTATTTTTGTTGCAGAAAGTCGACTTCTACTTTTACTGTCGAAACCAAAAGATCGCACCTGATCTTTTCTTTTTGTTCTATATGGGCAGTTCTTAATCTGCATTGTTCAGCATTGTATTCTTTCTCGGCAATAGATTGAGCAACAGCAGATGAATTAAAAAGGACTCCAGGAAAAGGAGCCGTTTCGCCCTGATTCATTGGTTTAATTTTTGGCACTTCATCGGCAAAAACAAATGCTGGAAAAGTCATAAGCAATATTATTGCTATTATTTTATTCAACAATTTCAAAACCAAAAGCCTCCTTTACTAAATGTGCCAATGCTTTCGGATTATCAGAATGTTTCTCAACAATTTCTTTAACTCTTTTCTTTTTATTCCTATCAAGAGCTTCATTGTTCTTTTTCAATTCTGTTTCAACTTTTTCAATTGTTTCATTGAAAACTTTATTTAGTTCTTCTTTCTTTTTGATCTCGGCCTCATGATTTTCATTGATAACTTCAATTTGTTTTTTATAGCTATCGCTTCTTATTTCTAAAACTCCAATGGCAGCAGCACTATCTTTTCTAAAGAAAACCCAAAGAACAAGAGTATACAATATAACTACTGGAAAATGCCAATAAGTTTTTAACCAAGTCCAACTCTTCTTGACAAGAAGTTTAAAAGCAATCCAATTCATTTGTAAAATCTTCCTTCGCGATCATCTTTCATTCCTTTGCCGTACCATCGCACTTTCTTATTTCTTATATCATAATGCAAAAAGGTTTTATACAAGCCGACACCGCCTTGTTTCATCTTTCCTTCTTTGATAAGTTTTTCGACAACCTCTTTTACTTCTTGCGGGGTCATCCCTTTTATTTTTACATCAGCCGCAGAAGCAGTCAAATGTTGGCTTCGTCTTGCTCCGCCCACTTTACGATTGTATTTGGAACTTCTATAGCCGCTGATCACTCTAATTGATTTGTTCAAATGTTCTCTCAACACTTGAAGATTTTCAGCAAGTTCCTTTACATTGTCCATGTGTTCATCTGGAACATCGCTTCCATCTTTACAACGGAACTCGCTTAGTGCAAAGTTTTTTGTAAGTTTACTACTCATCGTCAGATTTCCTCTCGCCATGTTTCCATCTTGTTGCGATATCTGCTAATCCTTGAATACCAATGTAAGCCAACGAGACGGCAACCCACTCATCCGAACCCAATTTGTCCAAAGCCAAAAATGCTGTGGCTGTGGACCAAACCAAAAGTTTACGAGACGTCCACCTTTCCAAATGCTTGTCTACAAACGCTTTTATTCTAGCCATAATTTCTCTCCTATAATAATATATTTAGTTTATTACAGGAGAAAAATGCTTAGTAGCGTTCTAAAAACAATTCATATTCTTCTATTGTTTCGCTCAACTTGTCAAAAGCATATTCTATTTCATTGTATGAGGCGAATTCATCTTTATGTGTTTCTATAAGTTGGGATGCCAATTCAGCAATCCTTTGTAGTTTAGCATTCTTCTCTAAAAGCTCTTCTAGTGACGGCTCACTGATGTCAAGTTTCTCAGCTGTTTGCATTATATATTTTTCCTCCTTAATAGTTAACATAAGCAAAATTACCTTTCTTCTCAATCTCAATTGTCATGTCTACACAATCTTTCAGTGTATCCAAATGAGAAATGAGAAGAACAGTTTTGAAGTATGATTTGACCATATCTAAAATTCGTATGAAGCCTTCCATATTTTCTTCATCTAAAGCCGTTGCCGGCTCATCTAATATAAATAGATCTGGCTTTGGCAAACTTGATACATTTAATAGCGCCAAACGAATTGCCATCGCTGCAATTGTTTTTTCTGAACCAGATCCTAATTCAATTGGTCTCGCGTCAAATTTGGGATGCCTAATAAATATTTCAAGCTTTTTGTCTTCCGCTTCGAAGAAAACTTCAAAATCAACAATATTTACCAATACTTTTGCGACCTCTGCATTAATGATTGGTAATCGTTTTTTAATTATATCATAAGCAATGCCATTGGAATGTACGCACCTCATAAACAAATCATAAGCAGCATATTCTTCGCGGAGATCGTAAAGTTCTTGTTTGTTGTTCTCAAGATTTGTTAGCATCTGTTCAATTGAGCCGTGCTCTTTAGAAAGCTCAATGAGACGATTTTGGCATTCTGACAAGTTGTCTTTTTCTTTTGTTATAGCTCTCAAGAAGTTGTCCTTTCCAAAATTTAATGCTTCCAAATTTTCAATTGCTAACTTGTTGTTGTTGTATTCTGTTGCTGTTTCATTTAAGTTTTCAATCTCTTTTCTGAATCCAACAATTTTTGTTTTATTTTTTTGTATCTCCAGTTCGTAAGAAGAATTTTCAGAACTTAATTGACTTTGCTTTTCAACAAGCTTATCATGTTTTTCAATATGTTCTTCAATCTTTTCTGGATTTAATTCTTGAATTTCATTGGAAGTTTCTGCTTCTGTATTTTTCAACTCAGCAATTTCTTGTTTTACTTCATCAAGTTGTTTCAAAGCGCCATAAGCATCTTTGATGAATTTGCAATGAGAAAATTCCTCTCCACAAGGAACCTCTTCCAAAAGTGATGCTTTGCCTTCTTTAACTTTTAGTTTGGTTTCATGCAGCTTGATGTCGTTGCAAATTAGATTTAATTGATATTGCTTTTCAATAACAATAGATTTATTGTTTTTGGTCTCTTCGATATCAAAATCATCATCTAAAAAGTTTACAATCTTATCTAAAAGCTCGTTGTTGTTTTCGATATTTTCGAAAAACTTTTTATTCCTTCCAGTTAATAAATCTTTTTCTTTCTTGTTTTCTTCTAGAGATTTTTCTATTTTATCTATATCAATCATTTCGACTGGAATAATATTTATTCTTTCGTTGATGTCATCTATTTGCAATTGATAGGAATCAATCTTTTCTGCTAATTCCTCGCAAGCATTTTCTTGACTTTTATTTTCATTTTCAATTGCGACAAGTTTTTCATTGACTTCTTTAATTTGTTCATCGAATTCTGTACCTTCTAATCTTTTAAGCATTCCTCTCAGATCAGAGACATCATCTTTTGCTAATTTAAACTTGCGCTCGAACATTTCTAAATCAAGGAACTTGGCAAGAATTTCTTTTCTTCTCGTTGATCCTTCGCTGATAAACATAAGAGATCCTAATTGCGAGGCCATCGATGTAAAAAGAAAATCATCTATCGTCCCAAACATCTTTCTTATGTTCCTGTCGGTGTCATTTCTTGACAAGCCATTTAAACTAATATTTTCTCCAACAACTTCATCTCGCATAGAGAAGTCTATATCTGTTTTTGCTTCAACTGTTGCGCTGCCATGAAGTTTCTTTTCATATTTTTCTGAGGTTCTTTCGATTTCGTAAATATTGTGGTCAATAACAATTTCAACTTTGCCGCGGCAATTGTCTTTTGTTTGATTAATCAAATGAAGATTCTTACGATTGTTTTTGGAAGTCGAATTATAAATTGTATATAACAAGCTATCGATAATACTTGATTTGCCTGAAAAGTTCTTTCCAAATATACCAACGACTCCATTCAAATTTTCAAAATTGATTTTATTCTTTTCGCCGTAATTGAATAGATTGTCCCATTCAATGCTTTTGAGTTTCCAATTAATATTTCTTGCTACTTCTTCGTCTTCTTCAACAACGGAACTATATTTTGTATTGAGGTCCAAAACTTTTTCCATCACTTCGTCACTGGGATCATAATCTTTAAGATAATCTTTTATAAGTCTTTTTTGGACTGCCATATCTCGCAAGTTTTCCTGAAAGATGTTCTTAATAGAATCAGCCATATCTGCTCCATCACTGGCGGCTCTATTTAAAAACGTCACACTTTCTGGTTTAAATTTGGTCTTTGCCACATCAACTGCTTTTTTTAATACATCTAGTGAAAGATTATTATTAGAAACCAAACGAAGGCGTGCACCATCTGGAACCTTTGTTTGGTTTGGTATTCTTCCTTTCGGCGAAAGTTGAATTGTAATAAAAGGCTTTGGATTTATAAAAGAAACATGCTTGCAAGTGAACTTATCTTTATCTTGAATATCCCATATCAACAAGCCTTTATCATTTGTCTCTCCTTGATTCTGTTGAATTGTGCTGCCGGGATAACGAACTCTTCCTTTAAGATCTAATATCTGATTTGTCTTGTGAATGTCTCCGAGAAAAGCAAAATCAAATTTATCAAAGATTGACATATCATGATCTCCATATTCCATTGTCCAGCCAAGATCAGTTTTGACACCAGAGATAGATCCGTGATAAAGCGCAATATTAATTTTGTTTGTATCGGTTGGTTTAACCCACTTGTCTTCGTCAAAAATTGAAAGCACATTCAAGGTAAACTTGTCATCCACTAGCACCTCACCAGATGCCTTCAGGAGGCACAGAGATGGGTGTTCTAGGGCCTCAACGATAGGAGTGATGGCATCTTGCCTACTCGAGTTTCGGAGGTTTCCATCGTGGTTTCCGGGGATTATATAGGTAGGTGCAATATCCGCTAAATTCTTGAGGAAGTTTGATGCCATCTCAAAGTATTCAGGACTCAATTGAGTTTTTGTATGTGCAAGATCTCCGCAGTGAATAATGCAATCAACTTTCTCTTCTCGCAATTTCTCGTAGATCTGGTCGAAAATTACGCGATATTCATAGTGGTATTTTAAGTTGCGGATGTGCGTATCCGCAAGATGGGCGAACTTCATCGGTCTCCTATTTTGCCTCTCTTGTTACTATAGCACAAAGTATTTTACTTGTCAAGGATTATTTTCTTCTGGCTTTTCATCATAAAATTTGAGAACACGAGGGTCCCCTCTTTCAAGACGCCAAGTTTGAACAATGTTTGTAAAAACTTCTATCATGTTTTTTTCAGTCTGTTCTTCTTTACCAATATCTTTTGCGCCTACATACAAATTCTTTATTGGCTGAAACGCTTCAAGAACTTGAGAACCGTATTCGAGAAGAATAAGAACATCTTTGTCAACATCATTTGCTAGCTCTTCTTTAATGATTTGTTTAAGTTGAGATTTGGTTAGTTTCATTTCTCTTCTTCAGCTTTATCAGATTTTTTCTCTTTCGTTACCGGGTTGGCTTCTTTTTCTAGACGATCTTTGTAGTTGTCCACTGACCACTCATTCGTAAATACTCTTGCTTCCTCTTTTGTGCCCCATTCCGGGGTCTTGACTGACCCTCCCGGTTTTACATACTGGTGGCTGCCGAGGTCTTTAAGAACCCACTTTCCTTTTTTCTTATATTTTTTCGCGGTGGCTTTGTTTTGTTTATATTGTGTAAGGTCCGCCGCCTCCACCACAGCAGAAATCTCTTCTTTGATAATTTGTTTAAGTTGTTGTTTTGTAATTTTCATTTTAATTGCCTTAACTATCGTACATCTGATACCATAAAACGAGTAACTGATGTCTTTGATTCTGGAGTGTCTTCTGATTCTTCTCCGTCCGCAATACATTCTTCATGAGTTTGCCCCGCGTGAGCTTCTTCACATGGTTGTCCGGGATGAGCGCAAGGATCATATTTTCCAACTAAATTTTCAACATCTTCATAATAGCCTTTATATCGGGCTTCATCGGAAGGATATTCTTTCTGTTCCCATTCATTTAGAAGCCCTTGCAATTCCATTAAAAGATTTGGGAGATCTAGTGATTCGGTTTCTTCTATTTCGACCTCTTCAGGTTTTTGCATATCCTCAAGTTCTTCTTGGATGATTTGTTTAAGTTGGGATATTGTAATTTTCATATTAATACTGCTCCAATTCGATAGCCCACCATTTGCCGTCCATCTCTTGAACTTTCCATGGATGCAATCCGACGCGCTTCTTTTTGTCCTCTGTAGTTTTCATATCGGCAACTTTTTTCGCCTTAGCTTCTGTATCAAAGGGACCTTCATGTTTGAGACCAAATTTAGATTCTGGTTGACCTTCCATAAGTTTTCCAATCTCTTCTTTAATAATTTGTTTTAATTGGGATTTAGTTAGTTTCACTGCGGTTGTTCTTCCTCAACTTCGACTTCAACTTCTTCTTTCTCTAATTCTTTAAAGAAATGAATGAGGGGACTAAGCAACATTTTATAAGTTATGTCCATAGGCAATTCTATAGAACGAGGCTTCATACTTAAATAATGTAATCTAAGTTCTTCTACAATTGGATTGTTCCATTTTTCACTACGGTGGAGAATAGATCTGAGGCTATGAAGATGTCTAATGATTCTGTGTATATCAGATTGAGGCTTTTTCTTGAGGACGTCTAAGACTCCTTCAGATAAGTCATCTTCTTCATTAGTGGTGGCAACTTCTTCTTGAATAATTTTTTTGAGTCTTTCAATCGAGATCTTCATTTTCAATTTCTCTTATTTGTTTTTGGATGTAAGAAGCGGCTTTAAAGAAAATACTTTTTGCTAAATTGTAATCGCCATTTGTGCTTTTCAACGTTGAATTAACAATCTCTTTTGCGAAATGTTCAACAATGGCTTTTTTGTCACCTTCGCTTAAATTATTTGTTGTGTTCAATTTCATTCTTTTGGGGAGCTATTTCTTCTTTGCGTTGCGTTTCCTTCGTCTTTGCCCCCAGTGACCACCCCCAGCGACGGGGGCGGGTTTTGCGGCGGGAATTGAGCGGCGACCACGCCATGGGGTGGTGCGCTTCTTGGACTTTTCAGGTTCGGGAGGGGATTCGAATGGAACGACCGACACCGATGGGGGGGCTAGCGGCGGTCTCTGACGCGCTGCGCGCGTGGGGGC